TATTGGTTTGACAAGAATGGTTACGCAGCTTATAGTGACAGAATTCAGAATGGGTGTAGGCTATTCGGAAAATATTTTCAGAATTTGTGGACATAGAATTAAATTAACATAATTTAATACGAGCGCATGTCCCAAGGCTGGCGAGTTCGACTCCAAATCTTACTGGGAGGGTTCGATTCCTTCCGCTCGTGCCATTAAATCAATTTGAGGAGAACTATGAAATTGCTCGAAAACAAGAAGATTAAAACATTTGTATATCATTGCGGTAAATGCAGTTACGCCGAAGAACATGATATGCCACTAAAGTGCGAGTGCGGCTGTGAGGCAGAAGATGATTTCTCTTGTCCCGAATGCGAATCAGAAAGCTCATTCTCTTTATCCTGCATTACATTTGGCAGTTGTCCATTTAACGATTCAGATGAAGAGGGCATGGATGAAGATACTAAAGGATGGACTGAGAACTAAAGTAAATAAGAGGAAATTAAAATGAATAATCCAGAATACAAAATAACACCAATCGCTTTTTCTATTCACCTTAAAGGAGTTAATCCCATTTTCGGTGAAGGAATTACGCATGTTAAAATAGAGGATGAGGAGGCAGTCCCGTTTATTCTTCTATCCCAAGATGGCAGCGAAAGTATCCGACTGGACGTTGAAGAATTAGAGAAGGTGCTTGAGGTTTCAAGGCTATTGATTAAAGAATTTGAAGAAGGGGAATAATGAAAATTAAACCTTGCCCGTTCTGTGGGGAAAGTAATGCGATAATCTGCACCAGTGATTACTTAGGGACGACTGTTTATCATGTATCGTGCAGGACGAGAGGTTGCGCTGGTGTAATTTTCTGCTTAGGGTTCGGATTATTCAATTCAGAAAAGGAAGCAATTACGGCTTGGAATACAAGGGCAAACGATGACGCTTTGCTATCCCTCGTGGACGGATGTTATGAGATTATTGAAGTATGGAAAGCAGAAACACCATTACGAATAAAGTGGAAGAAAAATTGGCTTAAAAAAGCAAGAGAATTAGGTGCTGAACCGATGGTGTAAAATAAATCCCGCACTGAGTTAAATAGCGTTACATTTTATAAGTGTTGCGCTATTTTTGTTTGACATTTAGATTGATAATTATTATAGTGAAGAAGTAGTTAACAATTAATCAACATCAAAGGATAATAAAATGAACGAAACAGACAAGCTCCACATCCTACATGCAGCAAGAATTATCAGTAATTATGCCGAATCACTTTATGATTGCAATACTTTCGAAGGGGAGTGGGATGATCGAGAATCCGAGATTGAGTATCAAGAACACTGTCGTATCGTAAAAGAAATTAGACGTATTGCGGGGTGGGATTAATGAAATGGATTAGCGTAAAAGATGGATTACCAGAAATCCCAAAGGGCAAATATGGCGTTCAGGTTTTAATAGCTGAATTTGATCCTGTTTTCGAGGAATGCAATTCAGGTGGTGGTTATTCTATCCATGAATCTTTTTATGGTTCTACATTTGATCGGGATGGTAAAAAGAAACAGATGTTTAAAAATTCAGAATTAGATTTTGAATTTCAAGAATTGTATTATGGTAATTTTAAAGACAAATGTATAGAGCGTGGCCCAACCGATGATGAAGTAACACACTGGATGTATTTACCAGATCCACCAGAGAGGAATTGAAATGAAAAGCACAATTAAATTAGCCGCTGACTATTTTAGAATTCACGCTAAAATGATCAAGGAAGAATGGTTCGAGAAGGGGAAGTGGAAGGATAAAGAAGCGAAGAAAGATTATGAAGTCCATAAGATTATGGAAAAGGATCTCGAAGAGATAGAAAAGTCCGAAGGATACTCGCTTAAAACCAGAAGAAAAAAGGTGTATATGTACAAATGCGATACATGTACGGCCTTTTATTCGACTGAAACAAAGATGAAATGCACTTGTGAAAAGTGCGATCCTGATGACGATGATGTCCAGTTTCCGTGTCTTGAGTGCAATGGGAGAATTCAACTTACTTGCGTTAGTTTTGATACGCATTGCAGGATTCTTAAGAAGCAGGAAGAGGACGCTGGGATTATTCCTGTTGTTCATAATCAACCAACTACGCATTGAGGCGTGTGATGGTTGATTTTAAAACTATTGGATATTAAGGTAAGTATGTCGATAAATAAAAATTTCTGTTTACTCCATCGTCACGATAGCTTCAGCCTTCTCGATGGGTACGGATTGCCAGAAGACTGTGCAAAGTATGCAAGCGAACGGGGGTTTCAATTCCTTGGAATTTCCAACCACGGGACTGTGGAAGGTTTGGTCAAACATCAACGAGCTTGCGAGAAATATGGGATTACACCGATTGCAGGGGTGGAGATGTACTGTGTCCCTGATCCAGAAATAAAAAATAAAGACGAAAAACGGGGCCATTTGACTATATGGATTAAGGATACCCGTGGATTTTCTAATGTCTTAAAAATGCTTTCACAAGCAAATCTCCATTACTTTTACAGACGACCAAGGATTGGCTATCAGATGCTCTTGGATCACGCAGAAGGTCTAGTGATCGGCACAGCATGTGCCGCTTCATTCCTTAATTTAGAAGGTGGGATTGATTTCTTTAAAAAACTTCACGATAAAATTGGTGATGATCTTTATTTAGAAGTAATGCCACACCAATATCAGATAAATGAAGACCATGTAAATCTCTGTCTTGACCTGCATGAAAAATATGGAGTTAAGTTATTGGGAACTCACGACAGTCACTATATTGAGCCTAATGATTATGAGGTCCATGATATCCTTCTCTGTTGCCAGACTAAGCGGAAACTCGACGATCCTACGAGATGGCGCTTTGACATTCAAAACCTGTTCATGTGCGATAAAGATTATTTTATTAATGAATTTAAAAAGCAAGGAATTCTGACTGATCCAGAAATCAAACAAGCTATTGCATCCACCATGGAAGTTGTAGAAAAATGCAAAGACTTTAGGATTGAGCAAAAAGAAATATCTTTGCCTATTCCGCCTCAATACAAAGGTCAAGATGAAATAGAAGTATTTAATAAATTAATTAAAGATGGATTCAAACGAAGATTCAACGATGAATTAGATAATCATCCAGAATATAAGGAACAAGTAGAAAAAGAATATGAATTAATAAAAGAAAAGAATTTTATAAGGTACTTTTTAATAGTAACCGATTTGGTAGTATGGGCCAAGGAATCAGGTATTCTCGTAGGGCCAGGGCGCGGGTCTGTATCTGGCTCGACTATTGCCTTTCTCCTGAATATTACCGATATTGACCCATTAGTACATAAAACTAATTTCTCTAGGTTCTTGAATAACGGGCGTTCTAAATACAACCCACCTGATATCGATGTCGATTTCCCGGATAATAAAAGAGAAGATATTTCAAAAAGGCTCCAACTTTTATACGGAGAGAACAATATCGCAGGTGTAACGACATTTCTTCGTATTGAGGAAAAATCGGCAATTAAAGATGTTGCAAAGGTTTTTGATATTCCGTTCCAAGAAGTAAATAATTTTACGAAGAATATGATAGATCTTGAAACTTCTTTAGGAACACAGGAAGGTATTGATTTTAATAACAAATTTCCACTGGTGATAAAGTTCTCTCAAAAATTACGTGGTCAATACAGAGCATATGGACGCCATGCAGCCGCGCAGATCATTTCAAGTGAAGATTTGACTTTAGGAACAAGGGCCAACTTAGCAGAAAGAAATGGGCATTTAGTTATTGGTCTTGATATGGAAGATGCAGAGTACGCAGGGCTTTTGAAATTAGATGTACTCGGATTAAGTAATCTCACAGTCATAAATCATTGTCTGAATTTAATAGAAGAAAATAAAGGAATAAAAATTGATCTTAATAAAATACCATTAGATGATAAAAATATATTTAAACAGTTATCAAATTCAAATTGCACAGGCATCTTTCAGTTCAACACGTGGTCGATGTCTCGCCTATCTAAAGATATGGTCATTTCATCATTTCAAGAAATGGTAGCTGCCTTGGCTCTCGTGCGCCCTGGTCCTATGAATAGTGGCATCACGCAAAGATATATAAATAATAAGAAAAGTGGAACATGGGAAAAGAAGCACGAAATTTATGAAGAGATAACTAAAGAAACATATTCTGAGCTGATTTATCAGGAACAAATTCTTGAAATCTTTACTAAAATTGCAGGACTATCAGAAGAAGTCGCTGATAAAATTCGTAAAGTAATAGGAAAGAAGCGCGATAAAGAATTTTTCCTCCCCTATCTGGAACAGTTTCTTAAAGGTGTCAAAACTACTGGATATTTTACAGAACAAGAAGCATTATCGTTCTGGGATGAGTTGTTGAAATTCGCGGAATATGCTTTCTCTAAGAACCACGCAGTAGCCTACGCCAAGATAGGATACGATTGTTGTTATTTAAGGGAAAATTTTCCCTCAGAGTTCATCTGCGCCTCATTAACCCATGGTGGTGAAGCCGAAAAACCAGCCCTGCTCAAGGAAGCAACTCGTCTGGGTTTAAAGGTCTGCCCACCACTCCTCGCTTCCAGTCACGCTTCAAACTGGATAGCGGATGCTTCCAAAAAAACGCTCAGAATACCTTTCTCGGAGGTGAAGGGGTTAGGGCCAGCCGCTATAAAAACTATACAACAATACCAAGACTCCCTTAAACCGGGATTCTTCACAAAGGAGAAACCGGCATTGAAGGGGAAGCTCTTGACAATCTTAAATGACATTGGAGCTTTTAACGAAGAATCAGATCCCCCAACCCAAAATATCGATAACTATTTTCTCGACTTGGGGATTGTTTTGAACCCATTCGTGAAGTACGCCAACTTATATAATTTAATTGGCAAGAGGGAAAATATAAATCTATCCAATTGGTTAGTTGGCGATGTCATCGGGGAGAGCCATGGCAGGGAAATATCTGAATCTGGCAAAGATTCAGATTTGATGCAATGCTGTGAGTGCGAATTGAGAGGGAAATGTAAACATCCATTAGCGCCGAGAATAGGAAAATTTAATGTGGTAATAATTGGGGAAAATCCAAATCAAGATGAAATGCGTTCAAATAAGCCGTTTGATAGCCGTGACGGAAAAATTTTATGGAACTCTCTCCAGAAATACGGCTTCGAAGAATCGGACTTTCTGAAAACGCACGTAGTAAAGTGCCCGACGAAAAAGCCTCCAATGAGCATTATTAAGAAATGCAGTGAAAAGCACCTTAAAAAAGAATTAGAATCATGTAGAATAGTTCTCGCCATAGGAAATACGGCTGTTGGATTTTTCAAGGGAGACAATAAAGGAATTATTAGATTGAATGGAACCACCGAATGGAACGAAGAAAATAGCTGTTGGGTTTGCTGGGCGATCCCGCCGGGTTGGTCCACTTGGAAGCCAGAAGACTTTGAGAAACCTTTCAAACATGCTATTAAAAACTACGTCTCGTGCCTTGAGCGATGCGGTGGTTTCGTGTAATTAATTAAAAGGACACAATGCGATACTTAGGCGGAAAATCTAAAATCAGGAAACAAATTGCTACTTTTCTTGAATCAGTAAGAAAAGATAACCAGACATACTACGAACCATTCTGCGGGGGGGGGTGGGTTTTACAAGAGATTAAAGGTAAAAGATTTGCTAGTGACGGGAACAAATCTTTAATCTCTATGTATCAAGCATTACAAGATGGCTGGATACCGCCTGATTTTGTAACGGAAGAAGAATACAAACACTACCAGAAAAATAAACCAGAAGATGACCCTATGACAGCGTTCTGTGGATTCGGTTGTTCATTCGCAGGTAAATGGTTCGGCGGTTACGCTAGGTCAGACGGCAAAACTTGTTATGCTGGCACCACGCAAAGAAGTTTACTAAAACAACTACCCTTAATAAAAGATGTTGACTTTTTCTGGGATATGTACGATAATGTTGATCCAGAGGGAATGTTGATTTATTGCGATCCTCCATACCAAAATACAACTAATTATGGAGCGTTCAGCGGATTTGATCATAATAAATTCTGGAATGTAATGCGAGAATGGTCGAAGAATAATGCCGTTGTAATTAGTGAATATGAAGCACCGGATGATTTTGAATGCGTAAAAGAAATGCAATCGCAAATGGGGTTATCGGTTGGCGATAGTAAAACAAGGCCAAAGAGAACAGAAAAATTATTTATGATAAGGTGAATAATGAAACTCCTAAAAAGAATTAAATGTTTCTTCATTGGTCACAAATGGTCAAGCCCGATTGAAAGATTCTATAACATTGGATTTTATGATCAAGAAAATTGGCTTGAATATACCTGCCTTAAATGCGGTAAAATCAAAACTGAAGATGTGGAATAATATGGAGCGAATAGGAAAAATTTTTTGCGATGAAAAAGTTATTAGTGAAGGGCATATCCCAGACTTCTTTAACAGGATTAAGTTTACCCCAGTTGGTGTAGAATATCTTAAATCCGTAGGTATTTATGAATACATTGGGTATTCTCCATATTTTGAACCAATCCCAGACGAGTCTCCGGCATTAGAATATAAAATTATATTCACTAAACATTATATCAGTCAATGTAGTAATGATTCTGATATATCAGTTAGAGTAGAACCTCGTGAGGGACTATAATGCAAGACTTAATCTTTAGACTAAGAAAGCGAGCAGAAATCAGGCGGTCAATCACGACACGGAAATCCGTTCAAAATAATGAGCCTGACAGGATCTCCGATTTATTGGAGGAGTCCGCAGACTGTATTGAAAGTTTAATTAAAGGGGATACTAATGAAAAATCTAACTAATTTTATTAAAATAAAAAATACCTATAATTATAGAACTTTTGATTATACTCCATTTGTTTATTTTGATACTGTCAAAACAGGGAAAAATTTCCCTTGTGGATTTGGAGAAAGAGAAGAATACATTATTAAAGGGGAAATAAGAACACAATTTTGGGCAAACAGACAAGAGTATCCATATGCTAAAGAAGCGGCTGTTAAAAATATGCTTCACCATTTTTATGGAGAAATCATCCAGGAATTGTATAAAATAAGGCACGCTTCGTTATCTGGAGATATCAGAGTAGTAGTTGATATTTGTAATAAGATGGTATATGATTTAATGCAAATTAATGAGGAATAATATGGCTCTTGTAACTACTTTTATCTGTAAAGAATGCCACGAAACAAAAGATGAATGTGTCACGGGGTTAGGAATTAATCAAGTCTGCAATTCCTGCCGAGCCAAAATTGCACAAAATAAACGGGCGCAACACTTATTAGGTTTAAAATCCTTGACAATCGAAGAGAGAATTAGTATTATAGAAGCATGGATATACGATTTTAAACCAGGCCAGAATTTTAATGATATTAAATATGGGTGAAGGTTAATAGCTCGAAATAAGACCATTAAGGCGTAATTATTAAGTTAATAGTTCAATATAAGACTGTTATGATGAACTATTACCGGCAACCCAACCAAGATTAACCACTACAACTACCAGACATAATTAAATAAACATCGGCAGGAGGATCGGCATGAAAATTAACTGGAATGATATCGTAACAGTTAAGCCAACTGAATACGGTTGGTGGCTATTGAAAAAATATTACTCTGATTTGAATATGGAAGTTCCAAGCTATATTAAAATTGAGGATCAAGGCACGCTCACTAAGGAACTTTGGGAGGTTGCACATATTTTCGGGGATAGTCTTTGCTATGGGTGCAATATGCCTTTCACTAGCACATATATGACGATTGTTAAAACTTGAGGACGATAATGCAAACACACGAAATTATAAATATACTCCAAAATGAGCCTTCTACCAACAAGAAGATCGAAATTCTTAAACAGAATAAAGACAACAAAGAATTAAACGAGTTCTTTAGGTTGGCTCTTTCACCAGAAGTCATATTTGGGATTAAGAAAATTCCTGAATACCAGCACGAAGAAGACCAATCATTGCAATGGGCGATGTATAGTTTATCTTCTTTATCAGACAGAACCTATACAGGCAATACTGGAATTGAGTATCTCCAACAGGTGTTGTCTTGTGTCTCCCCTGAAAATGCTGACCTTATTGAGCGGATTATCAAGAAAGACCCTAATTGTGGATGTGATTATAAGAGCATCAATAAAATGACTCCAAATCTAATTAAAACTTTTCCAGTAGCTTTGTGCGAAAGGAATTCAGAAAAGAGCCGAAAACATATTACCCCTCCATTTTTTGTCCAGTGCAAGGAAGATTCAATACGGATCAATGCAATCGTTAAAGATGGTGAAGTCCAATACCGAACCAGGAACGGAAAAGAAATCGACCTTTTAGATAATTTAGTTCAAGATTTTCTGAAATTGGCCGATGGGATGAATGTGGTTTTTGATGGGGAAGCAATTTGCATTGATAAAGATGTTCTGCTCCCGAGAAAAGTCAGTGCTGGGATTCTTAATAAGGCGATCAAAAATACCATCACCGATGAAGAAGCGAAACTGGTTCATGTTGTTCTGTGGGACATGATCCCTTATGATGATTTTATTAATGAGAAATGCCTGTATCCTTACAATTATAGGTTTTCTGAATTAGAAGAAAGAGTCACAGGTTTCGATAAAATTCATCTTGTCGATAATTACACCGTCAATTCTTGGGATGAAGCCACTGTTATATTTAATCGATATTTAAGTATGGGACGCGAGGGTGTTATTGTAAAAGATAAAAATGGTATCTGGGAGAATAAACGTCTAAAAACTCAAATAAAATTAAAGGCTGAACTTTCCGCAGATTTAGAATGTATTGGGGTAGAGCCACATTCTAAAAATCCTAATATGATTGGCTCGTTAGTCCTGGTGACATCGTGCGGTGGGCTAAAGACGAATTGTGGAAGTGGACTAACGGATGCTGATAGATTAAAAGACCCCAGTGAATATCTCAATAAGGTTATTGAAGTAAAATACAATGAAATTATAAGTAAGGAAAACGACCCAATTAAATCGTTGTTCCTGCCGATTTTTACTTGTGTTAGGGTAGATAAAGATTTTGCTAATTCCCTTAAGGAACTAAAATGAACGATAATCTACAAAAAATCATGATAGACATATGGATAGATTGGCATGATGGACACGGATCAGGATATATTTCAGGGGTTAATCCATTGTTCAGTAAAGGCTTCAAAGAAGCCTGTGATTACTTTCTGCCTCTACTCCAGCAAGCACTCCCTTACGTCGAAGCGACAGCAGGGGCAAGCCATTTAACCGATGGCTTCCGTAGACAACCAGAAAACGAACATGATATTTTAGTAAAGAAAATTAAGGAATGTTTGGATTGATCACGATTATAGCTGGCAGTCGGGCGATTAGTGATTATAGTATTCTCTTACAGGCTGTTCTCGATGCGCCATTTGACATTTCAGAAGTAGTATCAGGTGGTGCAAGAGGTGCAGGGAATTGGAATTATTCTGCTAAATATATAAAATAAAGTTAAAGTATTTCTTACATTATGCCGATAAGGTACTAAAGGAGGATTAAATGGATTATTTAGAATTGGACAAAATTAGGGTTAAAATGGGTTGGAGTAAGAGAGAATTGGCAAAACGACTTGGCGTAGGGGAACGCACAATTCATGGATACATTAGAAACGAGAAAGAGATTCCTGTACCAGTAGCAAAGTTACTTAAGATCTACAGTGGAGGATATGTAGAAAAGGAGGAATAGTGGGGAATAGAATTGAAATTAATCCTGGCGATATTTATGGCAGGTTGACAATAATTAAAGAAGTTGAACAAAATAAATGGGGTCGTAGACAAGTAGAGGCAATTTGCTCTCATGATGGAAACATTAGAACTTATCTTTTAAACTCGCTGAGAATTGGCGTTACTACATCTTGTGGGTGTTATAAATCAGAAATACAAATTAATAAAAGAGAAGATGTAATTGGTAAGACATATGGTAGATTAACTGTTATTGAGGATTTGGGCGTAAATTCTTACTATAAAAGAAAGGTATCGGCTCAATGCTCCTGCGATGAGAATATAAAAGAATATGCGTTAGGAAGTCTAAAGAAAGGAGATACAAATTCTTGTGGGTGCTATAAATCAGAGGTGCAAAAAGAAAGATGTACTTTTAAAAAGAAAGACTTCGAAGAAAAGCATCCATTCTTTTGCAAAGTTGAAGAGATAATGGACGATCCAAATGGTTACGGTATTTTAGTTAAATGCAAGAAGTGTGACAAATGGCTCCCACCAACAAACAGTCAATTATATGATAGAATATCTTCCATAGAGAAGCCAATTGGGCTTGTGCAAAATTATTTCTATTGTTCAGGAGAATGCAAACATAATTGTTCGTTATATAATTTAAAATCTGATCCATTTGAAAAGAAAGACAACTCTAATCAACCTACACAATATGAACTATATATTTGGTCGGATAAATGCTTTCAGAACCAAAGAGATGAAATTGGGACAAATCGTTGTGAAATCTGTGATAAGGAAAAAATCCCAGAAAATCCACTAGCCGCCCATCACATCGAACCCAAGAAACTGATGCCAGGTTACGCACTGGACCCAGTAAATGGGATTATATTATGCAGAGAATGTCCTTTTGAATATGGACACAAAGACGAATGTAGCACAGGTAGATTAGCTAAATTAAAATGTAAGGATAACCCAAATGAACCTTAACCCGTCTGAAGATATTAAAATAAATAAATTCAGCCTTGACGAAGAGGCAGCTAATATGTCACACTTGATTTTCTTATATGATCAAGAATGGCATAATCATTCAAGAACAGTTAACCACCTTGAAGCTCAAGTTAAGAATTTAGAGGATTCTTTAAAGGTTTTTAGGCTTCAGCAATTTGCTCGGATTAAGAAAGACCCGACTATTGGAGGATTTGATAAAGCATTAACCGATAAAGCAGCGGAGGCATACACTTATGATCTGCCTGAATATATTGAAATGTTTAATGAATTAAAAAACAAAAGAGAAGAATATGCAGATGCTAAAACAAATGCCGATCTTTTTTTAAATTTTCATTACCAGCTACTTGACAAAAGTAAGCAAATCGACTTACTTTACAAAATGTTCGCAGCACAGTATTTCACAACTAAAAATTCAGGAGGGTCTGATGGGAAAGAAGAACAAAATGTAACACAGGAATTGAATCTTAAATTGAGAAGGAGGACTTTAAAAAATTGACAGAAGCACTTTCATTATTTGGACTCTGGGCATTGGCGGGAATTATCGTTTTAGGTGTAATTCCATTTATTTTTAAAATAATTATCAAGTATTACTACACAACGAAATATGCTATCTATTTTAATCAAAAATTGGTTTACGATTCAATCAGCAATCAATTAAAATCAGGCAAAACACTAACTGATCTTATTACTGGCGCAGCTAACGTATCTAACACAAACACACAGGAGACTCAAAATGGAAAATCTTAATGAGATGTTGGTAAAGATTCAGGACGAAATGGCTATTTTTAATAGTGAAGCGACTAAGCGGGCAGAGAAAGGTAACATGGCATCCGGGGCACGGAGTCGGAAGAGTAGCCTTGCTATTGCTTCAATGTTTAAGGAATGGCGGAAGGCTTCTGTTCAGAAGGACTAATTATGAAAATGGATCAAATGGAAATGGCATATTTTAAATTATCATATCAAATTGAACATCAACAAAGTAACTAATTAAGGGAGAATAAGAATGGCAATTGATCGAAAAGCAATGAAGAATCAACTACAGAAACGCCTTGAGGAGCAGAACAAGGCAAAGGACCGTGGTTTGAACGACTACGAATCCTATTTCAATGTTCCAGAAGGGGTCAACCAGTGGATTATCAAGCCCCAGCCTGAACCTGGCCTTGAGATCGGGTTTGATATTATTCCATTTATTGCAGGGGATAATTATCCTACCAATGGTTATAATATTAATGAAGGTGATTTGACTTACCTTCTTGATATTTGGGTTCACCGAGGAGTAGGTGCCTGTAAGAAGCCGGTAGTATGCCCATTGAAGAACTACAGCCAGCCTTGTCCTGTATGTGAGAAGCGTATTGAAGTTCTGGCAGAAGCAGGTAGTATGGAAGCTGCTGAATATAATAAATTCAAGAAAGAACATTCTGAACTATGGCCTTCTCGCCGAGTAATTTATAATGCTATTTCCCGGAGTGATGAGAAGGAAGAAAAGAAGGGTATTCAGATTCTTGAGAACGCTCACTTCTTCTTTGAAAAGAAATTGCAGGAAGTGGCAAAACGCCCCAGAGGTGGTGGTTTGATTGCTTATCCTGATCCAGATGAGGGGAAAACGATTTGGATGAACCTAAAGAAACTCCCTAATGATAACTGGGAAGTGTCACCTCCTACTTTCGAGGACAGGAAGTACGTTATTTCGGATGAGGAAATTGAAACAGCACAGCAGCTTGACCAGTTGATTACTCTTCACTCTTACGAAGAAATTCAACTAATTATGGGAGCGGCTAAGAAGCCACATGTCACCGATAGCCAGCCGATGGAAAATGATGTCCCTCTGGTAAGTCGGCGCAGCCCTAAGCCGGTACAGGAAGATAAAGGAGTAAATACTAATACTGGAGAAATTACTTGCCCGATTGATGCTGATTTCGGTGACGATTATGACAAGTATGAGGAATGTGATAAATGTAAAGTCAAGATGTATTGTAAGGACGTTGCGGAAAGCGCGAATGAGTTGGAGCCGGAACCTGAGCCGGAGCCGGAGGTAGAAGAGGAGGAAGTAGAAGTACAGGAGGCTCCTAAACGTAGGCGCACACTGAAAGAGTAATTGGAATTTGGATGGGTAAACCCGTAACGGGCAGCGGGTTGGCCTGTAAAGCCAAGGGAGAAATCCCCAGGAGGTTCGAGTCCTCTACCATCCACCAAATTTAAAATCACGGGAGCTGGGTTAGGTTCAGCGTTAATCAAACAGGTTGAAGTACCAGAGTTCGAATCTCTGCCGTGATCCAATTTTAAAACTTATGACTGGTGGCGGAATAGGCAGACGCTGAAAGTCCATATGGGCAAACGACATAGTTAATTAGCAACAGTGGTTAATAAGAGGATGTCGGTATTACAAGGTTTAAATCCTGTCCAGTCATATTACTTAAACAAAGGAAAATGAAATGAGAGAACATAAATTTAACAATGGAGACTTGTTGCGAGATAATGTAACAGGAGTAGAAGGGATTGTTATGGTGGTCGCACAGTATGCCACTGGCTGTTTGCATTATGGCATTCAGCAGCAAAGACTAAACACAGATGGTTCTATCCCTGCGTGGGAATGGATTGATGAAAGTAGGTTGCAATTAGTGAAGGGAGAAGCTGTGTTATTTAATATCAATAAATCATTTACCAGTGGCCCTTCGCCTTCTGGACCTCAAATGTAATCTAACCAACAAAAGGAAACAAAATGGAACAAATTAAAAACTGCCTCCACCAGATGGTGCAAGCTATCGAGACTCTTGAACTGGCTAAAGAAGATTGCAAAATTGTAGTTGATGCTGCTTATGATACACTAATGCAGAACGACCAGAACGCTAAAGTAAATAATATTGATAAGAAGGTATTAGTGAAGATTGCAAAGAGTGTAGCAACTAATAAGATTACTGACCTTGGTGAAGAGAATGACCAGATTGGGTTAATCTTACAGGAGGCGCTTGGGATGACGCTTGGAGGATCTGATGAATCGGCAGCGTAAAGAAGAAGAAACCTCTGAAGAGTACCGCTTGAACCTAAGAGCGGAAGCGGCTTATACTAAGCACTACCTAAAAGGCAAACGCTTCTGGAATAGTGAAAAGAAAGGCGTTTACTTGAAGAAGGAGAGTTGAAGTGAATACTGTTACAATAAATAGTGACCGATATGATGAACTCCTTCATTCTGAATTGATGCTGGATGCCTTAATGGAATATGGCGTAGATAGTTGGGAAGGGTACGAAGACGCAATGGACAGTATCAGGGAGGAGGAATAAATGGCTGGTAGACCTAAGAAAATATCCGATGAATTAGCTAATAAGATTAAGGACAGTATCGATGCGCCTGTTGAGATGGAAGAGGTGGAGGGATTATTTGATAATGGTACAATTTCTACTGGCTCAACATTACTTGACTTAGAAATTTCCGGCAGTAGAATCCGGGGTGGGGGGCTACCCTCTGGGATTATTGTGGAAGTGTTCGGGCCGAGTGGTGCAGGTAAAACAAGTATCCTTGCAGAAATTTGTGCAGCAGCTAAAGCAAAGGGCGGTGACTACAAGATTGCAGATCCTGAGGCTCGGTTGGACAAAGAATATGCTAAAATTTATGGATTACAAATTGACAAATCAAGGTATTCCCGTCCAGACACTGTTCCTGAGATGTTTGGTGAAATTTGGAATTGGAAGCCTCAGCCGGAAAAGAAAGATGCTATTTGCGTCTTCGCTGGAGATAGCCTAGCAGCCCTCTCAACCTCTATGGAGATGGAAGACGAAGATAAAATGGGGATGCGTAGGGCTAAAGAGTTCAGCGAATGGATGCGTAAAACCTGCCGAAAGATTGCAAATGAGAATTGGATTGTCGTTTTAACCAATCAAGAGCGTGAAAGCCCAACTGGTGTAACTACTCCAGGTGGGAAAGCAGTTCCTTATTATTCGTCTGTTCGGATTCGTGTTTCACCACAGATGACGAATAAGTATATTAAGTCAACTAAAAAAGTTGGATCACAGACAGTAGAGAAGAAGCGTGGCATAAAGGCAAAGGCGCAAATTAAAAAGAGTAGTGTCGGAGATCCTTACGGCGAAGCGCCATATTCCATTATTTTTGGATATGGAATGGATGATCTTCGTGAAAATCTTCAATATCTAAAAGAAATCACAGGCGAAACAAAATACAATTGCATTGATTCAGAAGTTGCTACTATTGAAAAAGCAATCGAATACATTGAAGAGAAAGGGTATCAAGACCAGATTAAAGAAATGGTGATTGATAAGTGGGAAGAAGTTCAAGGGATGTTCGTTACAGAGCGGAGGGCAAAGCGGAGGTTTTAGGATGGGAGAAATAATCGGGCAAAAATTTAACATGCTCACTATTATATCCGTCGCTCCTAAAAGAGGGAGACGGATATATGTATTATGTAAATGTGATTGTGGGAAAGAAAAAGAAATCAGATTAGATGGAGTTATATCCGGTAAGATTGAAAGTTGTAATTGTTTCCAAAAGACAAAAGTTAGCGAATGTAATACGACTCATGGGTTATCGGGACACCCATTACATAAGACATGGAGAAACATTAAAGGTAGATGTTATAATCCTAAGAGTCACGGATTCGAGCATTGGGGTGGCAGAGGCATAATTATTTGTGATGAATGGTTAAATGAATTTAAACTGTTTTATGATTGGTGTATTGGAAATGGATGGAAGAAGGGATTAAGCATTGATAGGATAAATAATAATGGTAATTATGAACCGTTAAATTGTAGAATTGTAACTCACCAAGAAAATAATTGCAATACCAGACTAATAAATGTTGCTAACAATTCTGGATATCGAGGTGTCTGTTACGATAAAAGAGTTGGATTTTATAGAGGGTATGTAAATTACAAAAAGAAAAGAATTTTTGATAGTAATTTCTCCACCGCCAAACAAGCAGCAATAGCACGAGATATATTTTGTATTAAAAACAACATCCCATTACCCCTTAACTTTCCAGAATTACAATTTAATCAGGCTATCTAATGAAAAAGGTAATCCTAGTAGACACCAGTACATTATTTTACCAGCTCGTGTTCTCAATGCCCGACCTCTCAACGTCCGACCAAGAAACTCACATTATTTTTGGGTTCATTAGAAAAGTTCTTTCTCTTTCTAAAACATTCAACACCAGCAATTTTGTATTCGTCTTTGATTCTAAACACAGTAAACGCAAAGAGATGTTTCCTGATTATAAAAAGAAGCGTAATGATAAGGTTAAAGAGAAAACGCCACAAGAACAAGCAATGTTTAAACTGGCCTTTGAGCAATTCAATCATTTGAAAACGGACGTATTACCTTCTCTTGGGTTCAAGAATATCTTTGAAGATTACTCCTATGAATCAGACGATATTATCGCTGACCTTTGTTTCGCTTATGGGGGGCAATGTGAGATTATTGTAATTTCTACAGACGAAGATTACTACCAGCTACTTGATAACTGTAGTATGTACAACATGAAAGAGAAAACTTTTTATACTAAAAGTGATTTTGTCAAAGAATATGGCATCACCCCAGATCAATGGGTTCAAGTAAAAAGTTACGGAGGGTGCCTTTCAGATTCTGTACCTAGCATTACAGGTGGCTATCCAGTGGGATCTGCTTTAAAATATGTAAAAGGAGAATTGCCTAGTCACTGGAAAATTTATAAGCAATTCACCTCCAAAGAAGGGAAGGTTATTTTCGACAGAAATTTCCCACTTGTATCACTTCCATTAGATGGCGTAAAAGAATTTGATATTGACTTCAAGGAGAATTTTGTGTATAGTGCCTTTACTGAAATGTGCGAGAAGTACGAATTCAGATCATTAATGAAAGACGACACTTTAAAGTTATGGTCTAATAATTTTGTAAAGGATAAATAAGTTAATTAAGGAGAATTAGTATGTGTTTTTGTGGTTGGAACCCAAATAGACCATATTGCAGTAGCGAAATATGCCAGAATGAAATAGCAAAAAATAGGAAAGAAGAGCCCATCTTCCAGACATTCCCGAGATTTATTTACGGCTGGATTTGTCCAAGGTGTCAAAGAGTCCATTCACCAAATACAGTAACTTGCCAATGCAATAATTAAGGATACTATGATTTCAATTTCATGTTTAGATCCAGAAACGAAAAAGGCTTGCGAAATACATTGTAAGAGTTATGACCAGATTGTTCTAAAATTAGAAAGAGGAGAAGGTAAGAAGAAAGATAAATATTGGGTACTTTTGGTTCAAGAGGGAAAATGGTATGCTATTCCCTTTGAAGAATACAATACCCATTTAGAAGAAGCTGAGATTGAAGATGGTGCTTGTGACATGGATATTGAATTAGAAGAAACATCTGGAAGTGAAGAAAAGCCAGCATGTTCTTTAATCCCAAAATGGATGACGATATCCGATTGGCAAGGGACTAAGTACCCTAATTTATCCCCAAAAGAATGGGCAATCGCCCTTAGCGCATGGAATTCAGCTAGAGAGTTTGAAGAATTTGAAGAGTCAGGAGAAAATAATGGAGATTAAAGAATTTTTAGATAAGAAAGAAGAATTAGAAATTGATATTTTGAAAGCGGTTTCTGGAATTGTTTCTAAGTTTAAAAAAGAAACCGGATACACACCTTATGCTATATCTGTAGATATTGGAGAAGTAACTGTTTATGAAGACGTATGTAAAAAATTTGCACCTAAAAACGTAACATGTAATTTTGATATCATATGAAAGAAAAATTAGTACTTCTTAAACAGTCCGAACTATCAGAATGGAGAAAGAAGAAGCACGAAGAACAAAATGGGATTTGCCCGGTGTTGGGGGTTTATGTCCCATTAGAGAACTGTGTAGCCGACCACCAGCACCGTACAAAGTCACAAGTCATCGGGGAAAATAACGGCGGAATTCTGCGCGGTTGCATCAGTGCTATCGCCAATTCTTGGGAGGGAAAAGTAGTAAATAGCTTCAGAAGGATGGGATTGCACAAATACAATATTCCTATCTGGACTATTCTCAGGAACCTTGCTGACTATTTAGAATTTTCAAGGACTAACTTTATTCATCCTTCTGAAAAGGCGAGACCTAAGAAGATAACTAAAACATGCTATAACACATTAGTTAAAATTATTAAGTTGAAAAATAAAAAAGAGAAAATCCCCCCGTATCCTCGGTCGGGGAAACTGACTGTTAAATTAGCTGGGCTGTTTGAAAGGTACAATATAGAAGTTAAATACTATGCGGAAAAATAAATGAAGAATATAGCATTAATTGACTTTGATTCTAAAATACCAAATTTAGCTTTAATGAAATTATCAACTCATTTTAAAGAACAGGGAGATAATGTTAATTTAATAAGGTCTGAATATAGTGCGTATTCTAAGAAAAAGAAGCAATTGGTATTTGATGCTACCAATTACGATGAAGTACATGCTTCAGTTATCTTCACTTCTAATAAAGGATTATTAAAGGTCGTTAACTGCAACAACGTCGTGTTGGGGGGGGACAGGTGAAGACATTAATAAGGAACTGCCGAAAGAGATAGATAGCCTCTCCCCTGATTATTCAATATATCCAGAAAACGATAAATCATTTGGGTTCATTACAAGAGGATGTATCAGGAATTGTTATTTTTGCTTTGTCCCAAAGAAAGAAGGGAAGATCAGAGAATATTCGACAGTTGATGAGATTGTGAAGCATAAGAAAGTTATATTTATGGATAACAATATCTTAGGTTGGCATAAACACAAGGATATATTTAAACAGATTTTAGATAAAGATATTAAATTAACTTTTAATCAAGGTCTTGACATTAGGCTGATTAATGATAATAATGCTTATTTACTGTCATTAATGGATTATATGGGTGAATATATCTTTGCTTTTGACGATATAAAAAATAAAGATATTATAGAAGAAAAGTATCAAATAGTTAAGAAGTATATTAAACGTGAATGGGGAACGAAATTTTACGTTTATTGTCATCCAGATATGCACCCATCAGCAATTAGGCAAAGAGTCGATTGGTGTAAAGATAATAAGGCATTGCCGTATATTATGAGAGACTTTTCGTGCTACACTAATGATAACTCTAATTTTTATACAGATATAGCATCATGGTGTAATCAGCCGGGTTTATTTAAGAACATGCCATTTGAAGATTTTCTAAATAAAAGAACTAAAAACCAAAACAGAATTAATCAAACATTGTCCATGTGGAATAACCAATGCACTTAAACAAAATTGAAATAGAAAACTTTCAGAACCACAAGAAAACAGAAATAGAATTATGCCCCGGAGTTAATATCATCGCGGGATCGAGTGATTCTGGCAAGACTGCAATCTTACGGGCGTTGAACCTTGTCTTAACCAACAGGCCCAGTGGTTTTCCATATAAGCCGTGGCGGGCAGGTAAAAAAGACGTTACCGAATGCAAGCTGTCTTTTTCTGATGGCACTGTTACACGGCGTAAATCAGATACGATTGACGAGTACATTCTTAATGTTGATGGACAAGACAGTCAGGAATTCAAAACACTCAACAGGCAAATTCCTGACGAGGTAAATGGCTTTATTAATTTAAGTGACTACAATTTTTCTCGGCAACACGATCCTCATTTTTTCATTTCTGGCAGTTCTGCTGACAGGGCCAAGACCCTTAATAAAATTTCCGGCCTCGAAATCATCGACTCGTCCCTATCTAAAGTCAACACAATCATCAGAGAGAACAAATCAGACAATGATAAAGTAACTAAAGATATTAAAGAGACACAAGATAAAATAAACAAAATTCAATTCATCAACGAAGCGGATACTGTTCTTGTTCAGGCAGAAGAAGCGTTCACTAATTATGAACACGCAAATAAAATGAACACGATCCTTGAAAAATATATATTAGGGTTGACAGAAGTACAAGAAGTGATTAATAAGAATGAAGTGTTCCTGAATTGCAAATCCACTTTCCTTGAACTGAAAGAAAAGATTAATCTATTTAATAATACAAAACAGCAAATCCAGTTTTACGAAAAGTACGTTAATAGTTTAACTGAAATTGAAGAAGTAGTTAATGATAATTCCGGCTTCCTGAAGTGCAAAGAAACAGCTAATTCTATTTTGGATTTGATCCAGAAGAGAAAAGAAGTAGAGAACCATCACAGCATCATCGAGAAGCTATCTGTGCAGCTCGTAGACGTTGATTCAGTCATCTCCCATACCCAAGTATGGCTGGAGGTGAAAACGGCTGTAATCACGTTAAATGACCTGTTAATTTTGAGACGCCGATATGAGTTTTGGTATGATGATATTCAAGAATGGGCTAATGATTTTGAAAAGAATCGCGACTCAATTAAGCAATTAAATAATAAAATAGAAACATCAAGAAATAATAAGGTCAATTTTATGAAAGGTATCGGGAATTGCCCATTGTGCGGGAGTGTCGTTAAGTGAAATTTCTACTAATATCAGATATCCACTTAAGAGATTCTAATCCCCGCAACAGATGCGACGATTTCAGAGAAACGCAATTCGATAAATTTAATTGGTGCCTTGAATTAGCAAAGAAAGAAAACTGTATTGTTTTACAGGCTGGTGATTTATTTGATTCTGTAAGATCAAGTAATAAGCTAATCAGTGATACAATTAGCACAATCAAGCAATACAATTTAGATTTCTTTACTGTAAGCGGCAACCATGATCAACGCCACAGAAATAGAGACTTGACAAATACCCCTATCGAAGTAGTTCAAGCATCACAAGCGATTAAATTACTTGATGATACACCAGTAGTTTACGATAACGTCCATATATACGGAGCGCATTGGGGAGACGAAATTCCCCAAATCCAATACAAGAAAGCCTTCGCCATCCTGGTAATTCACAAGATGGTTATCCAGAATGAAGAAGATAAAATCTGGCACGGTCAACAAAATTACAGTACAGCAAGAATGCTACTTGCTAAGAATGATTATGATTTAATTCTCTCAGCGGATAATCACAAGACCTTCGCTGACGAATATAAAGGTAAAACACTCCTGAATCTTGGATCGATGACAAGGCTTACATCAGCCCAAATCAATCATGAATCCCAAGTAGCGATTTTTGATACCGATAAAAATGAATACATAATCTATAAAATTCCGATTAAGCCAGCAGCAGAAGTATTTAACCTTGAGCAAATTGAAAAGAACAAAGAAACTGGCGAAATAAACGACAAGATCCGAGAGTACGTTGATTTACTTGGTGGCAATTCTGAAATGAGAGAGTGGGATTTTGTCAAAAATTTGGACGATTATATTACTTTGAATTCGATCCGACAGGAAGTTCAAGATATTATAAAATTAACGCTGGAGGTTGAATGATAACCCTACACCATGGTGATTGTTTAGAGGTAATGAAAAGTATTCCTGATGGGAGTGTAGATGCTGTTATCACTGATCCTCCTTATACTATGACAAAAAGAGGCAAGAGTTGTCGGCCCAATTGGATGCCTCACAATATGGGTGAAAATGTTTTTGATGGGAAAATTTGTGAACATAAAGATTGGCTCCCTGAAATATATAGAGTACTGAAAACTGGAACTCAT